ATCTAGTTCACCTGAGGTGAAAAGACAGAACCAGTGGTTAAATGATTTGTGTAAAATCAAACAATCCATTGATAGGCGCACGATCGTTGATAAGAGGGTTCGCAAGAACCTTATAGTCCGATTAGAACAAGTCTACGAGGTGTTTGAACACGCAACTACAGTTCTCAACTTAATTGTCAAGGAGAAATGCCATAAACAAGAAATCGGGACGGGGCTCATAAAGTTCTTGCTCAAGTCCTGCAAATTAATGTGGACTCGCGGTCGGGTTGGACACGCTACCTGGTTTAAATTTTTAGGTAGCGCGTGTGAAGAGGCTGCGGTCAAGTCGAAACAGATGCCGAAATGTCTAGCGAATTTCTTCGTTGGACCACTCCGCTCTGTTTGGCGAGATGCTCAATCACGCGGCCTTCTATCCACACTTTCCCGTTCCACACCACCCTTCTCTAATAAACGCTATGAACAACGTGCATTGAAACGCACTGTCACAGGGTTCCTAACAAATCACAAACCGCTGCCAATACACATCGAATCATCGATCCGAACCTTCTGCGCAGAACTGTTAACCAAGTACGGTCAACAAGGCGTCGAACTCAATACCACGTGGGCCTCCATAAAAGCAAGTTCCGATTCTAGTCGGACAAATGCCGGGCATTATGGTGAATTGAGATCGAGGGCGCTGAGGATTAAGAAGGAGTTTGATGTCAAGGCAAATGCGGCTTCCGCAAAGACCGGACTACCTAAACCAACGTTAAGTCCGTCGGTACTGCTGGGCATGGCTTCTCGCGAAATCTTCAAAGAGGAAGCAGATGCTCTTCCAAAAGTGAAGTTCTCAATCATTCCCGAATCTGGAATGAGATATCGCGTTGCCGGGGCAACCCAGACAGGGATAGCTTCGGTCTTGGTACCAGTCGCACAAGCTGTGCGGTCTGCGATTAGGAAGCACCCCGCTTTGACAGGAACATATAATAACGATAATAAACATATCCAAGATACAATCAACCAAATGAATGGGCGATTGTTCTCTACTGACATGTCCCAAGCTACCGACCTATTTAATCCCGCCGCCGTTAGGATTGTGGCAGACGAGATCAATCGACATTATAAATTATTACCCATTCCACGTGAGGCCCTGTTTGATTCAGTGGGCCCGTGGCGGATGTTCTACGGAAAGAAGTACCTAGGCACTAGTTGTTCTGGTACACAACTTGGAGCACCATTGTCTTTTGAAATCCTCTGTATACTACACTTATGGGCAAGTGACCGTATGCGAAGTCATAGACTCCTATTCGGAGATGACGCGGTCCTGAATGGTACTAACCGAGAGTTCAAGTTATACGAACTACGGTTGGCATCTATAGGTGCAAAAATCAACACCAAAAAGACGCACCAAACGGACAAGGGCTGCATATTCACCGGAAGTATATATACAAAGGCTGGGACAAAACTCACCAATATGAAACTAGGTGAGGTCACCAGTGGGAGATCCGTAGATTCCTGGGTAATAAAACATAATAACGCGATTGGAGCCATCGAGAGATCTAAAGGATGGAGAGCGTTTAGAACCCGAGGGATTTTGATGAGACGACATGCTAACATTCTGAAGGGCTTGCACCTACCAATCAAGTGCCCGAAGGAACTTGGTGGTGCTGGTTACCCATTACTGAATGGTGACCGGCTCCCGTTGAATGCACGGAAACTGGCAGCGATCATCTTAACAAAGGAGCCTCAGGACCAACTCTCCGACATCTCCCAATTTATGCTCAAATGGGTCATGGAACGGAAAGACGATGCGATAAAAGACGTCATTGGGATGTTAAAGAATTCCCTCAGTCTCTTATCCGTCGATCCGACAGGTAGCTTGACATACAAGGAGATATCATCTCGACTTGTTGGTCGTGTATTATCGGACGTCTCATCAGACCCGGAGGTCGACAAGATATCAATATCACATGTTAAATCACCTACTAAACTCGGTGATTCCGTTCGTCGCACTACTAAGCGTTTATTACGATCGTGGGTATCAGCAAAACCGATGCGCACCATGAAATGTAAAATGTTACTAAAGCGCGTTGGTACATATCGTATCGCCGATACCGATTCCCTTGAACTAAGTCAAGCTATGGAATCTCGCAGACTAACCCGGACGGGTTGGTCCTACTCTGGTTTGTTTAATCTTCACAAACCAGGACCCGTACCCATAAG